CTGTAAAACCAGCTCTAGCCAAAATAGATCTAGTTTTTGAATCTATTTTTTCTAAGCTGCCTTCACCTACAGCAACAGCCAATGCGTTATATATTTTAGAAAGATATGGTGTTTTTCTGTTTAGATCATCACCTTCAAACTGGTCTGCCACACGATTTGTAATAGCTGTAAGCAAACCGTTTGCATAAATATATTTAGCTTCAGATATAGCTGTGCGTTCAAAAGTAACGCCAACTTGAGGATACTCAGCTGCTATATCTGCTGCGGCTTGAATTTGATTTTGCAAAAGTTGTTTAGCAGCACCAGCACCGCCTTGCTGTCTTGCAATAGATTCTAGATTAGAGTTTTGGGATTCAAAAACAGCAAGTGCATTTGATGCTGCAATCTTATTGTCTTGCTTTACGCGATCATTAAATAATTTTAGAGCGTATTGTTTGCTTGTTATAGCACCAATGTTTTCAACAAGAGGAGATAGATCGCCTGATGTATTTACATTTTGTTTTAAATATTCATCAAAAGATTCTTCAAATCCATCAGGATCCCTTACATGCTGAGAAGCAAGTTTTTGTGCGACGCTATCAACTTCAAGTGATACAGCTTCAAGGAACCGTTTTTTAGCAATAGGTTCATAATACTTTTGAGCAACAGGAGATAGATCCCTTGGCAACTCTGGAAATACCATTTTGCCAGTAGAATCTTTTGCACTTATTGCGGCAAGTGTTGCAGCCTCTTTCCCCTTTTGCTTTTCGTTTTCATAGCCAATTTGATAGGCAGTATCGCGCAGCTGCTTGCCCATAGAGGCAATCTGCTGTCCAACACGCACAGCACCATCGCCCATAGGCACAATACCTATTGGGCCAAGGCGTGTTTCTGTAGGTGTGAATACTTTAATTTCTGCCATAATAAATAAACCTACTAAGTTTTATAGATCATATAACCTTTATAACCAGCATCAGCTACAGCTGAAAACTGTTGCAGTGTTGCAAGCTCTCTTGCTTGCTGACCTTCAAATTGTGCAAATCTTGCTCTTGTTTCTTGTCTTGTGCGAGAAAACAGACTTTCTAATCTTACTTGTTTCAACTCTGTTACAGTCTGTCTTTGTGCTTTTTTCTGTATGGCCTTTAAAGATCTGTCAGATCCACGTCTGTTATAGCCAGCTATGGCTGATGAGTTACGCAAAAACTCAGAGTATCTTTGAGAACGTAATGTTGAATCACGCTCTGCTTGCAACTGAATAAACCGTTTGTTTTCCCTAGCTTGTCTTGCAATCTCATCTTGCTTTATTTGTTCAGCCCTTGCAGCCTGATCGTAACCAGTTACCTGCATTGCTGTGCCGATTGCTAAAGCTGCTACTGCCAACTGCCACATTAGAATGTCACCTCTACTATCATACCGTTCAATTGCATGTTAAGTGGTGCTATCTGAGATATAGTTACAGATGGATCTCTGCTATATCCCAGTGAACCACGAAACTCTTTCTTACCTGTAAATGGTTCTCTTGATGCTGCCGGATCAAAAGTAACATCACGAATAATCATATTCGTATCATTCACAGATATGCTTAATGTTTCCTGCAAATCTAATATAACATTAGTTATTTTGCGAGGACGACCTGTCAAAACACCACCCGGAGCTTGTAATGAATCAATAGGATTCGTTTTTAACTCTGGTAAAAACTTATAACCTATTTGTGTTTTAACAGATAATTTAACAGCACTAACATCTACATTGCCACCAGCAACAGTAAATGCCCCAAGATACTCAGTATCATCAATAACATCTACTACAGCACCATTAGCAAAATGGCTAGATACATCAAAGACACCAGCTGCGCCATCAAATGTATCTGAGAAGTCCATGTTTAAATCTTTGTCAAACTGCTCAAGAAAAAACTTGTTTGTACCAGAACCATCATCTCTAACAGTTACACCAAACAAACTTTCATCAACAGCGCATACAGAATGATATGCACCCTCTGTTGCCCAACGCATCCAGCCAGCACGTTTTTCGGAACGTATACTGTAGAACACAGCTATCTCACCTGTATCCATAAGAAAGAAAGCATATGCACCCGGCCTATCAAGCGAACCCTTAACATTAGTTAGCTGAATGGGGCTGGATATTAAATGAGATGAAAGTATCGAAATCATATTAGTTGTATAAGCAGCTTCGCTATCATTGAATATGTATTCACGAACAGCTGTGCCTGTAGCTTGCACAAACAATGTACCACCATCTAAAGATGTGGGTCTTACAAAACTACAACCAAATGGCGTTTGTTCAGAAACCTTAGCTATAGATGCTGTAATCGGCTGATCCTGAAACGCTGGCAAGAAGAACTCGCCTTGATTACAAAACACCTGTAAATCACGATTAGATACAAGATGTCTGATAAAGTTAGTTACACCAACAGCAACTTCAATATCGATAGCGTCTGGTGTATCACCTTCGCCAACATCAAAATTAAAATACTCACCAGTAGCAGATGCCCATATACCACTTGGTTGAGAAGGTGTGCCGCCAAACCAAAGCCTATTTTCATGAAATGTTACGGCAGCTGGAAAGCCCCTTAATGCACTATATGATTGTTCGTACCAATCAGTAGTAGCTGCCACACTACTTATAGTGGGATTGCCGCCACCTGTTGCAGTAGATGACGCAGAGCCACCAGCTGTATAATCAAACTCATTACGATTTAATACAGTCGCAATAGTTCTTGTGCCATTTATATTACCATTATTAATTCCACCTAATGCACCAGCATTAGAAATTACAATGCTATCACCAGCAGACAACCCATGATCCGGCATAACAACATGTACTTTATTTGATCCTTCTGTAGTGTTTAGAGAATCAAAATCAAGCTGCTGCTGTATTGTTCCTTGTATATTTCCTGTGACATTTTGTGAATCAGTAAATCCTGTAATGTCAACTTGTGTATCATGTATTAACAAACTTGTGCCAACATGTGATGCGTTAAAATATGCAGCACTTGTTGTAAAAGTCCGACTATTTCCAGATGTATGTGATGGAGTAATTGTTACACCAGAACCTTGAAAGTTATAATACGGCTGTAATTTTTTATTACCATCAGCTGCTATATCAAACTCAAATGTTCTAACTTCAAATGAAGTAAGACCTGTGCGAACTAACTCACGGATCATAAAATCATTATGAGCAATAAACATAAAATCGCCAGATTGTGCGTAAGTAAACTCTTGTAAATTACTATCTGTAAATGGCAAAGCAGCTGAATCAACATCAGCTGTTAATGTTGCCGACAACGAATTAAATGACCCATCTGCATTAACTCGAAATATCTCAATCTTACCAGAGCTAAAAGCACATACATACTTTTCATCACTAGAAAAGATAAACGGCTCAAGCCTTATTTTTTGTGTAACAACAGAAAAATCAGTTACAGCAAGGCGCGTTGAATCAGATGTGGTTACAGTAAGGTTTTTTATACTTGTACCATCTCTTGTCACAGTAACAACATTGGCAGCCGGGTTAGTTGATGTAAGTCCAGATATAGCATTAAGAGCAGTAAATATATTGTCAGCTGTTGTATTGTTATCTGTAAAAGCTCTTACAAAATATTTGTTTCCAATATTAGAACTTGGCGCATCTGCACTAGAAGTCTCAAACTCAAGAACAGCTTTAGTGCCACCATCTAAAATAAATGATAGCTGCGTACCAACAGCAATGTTGGCATAGTCAGTTACGGTAATTGTTGCGCTTGGCTGTGAATAGCTTTGTGAAAAATTGTGAAGTCTTTTGGTTCCGGGGCGATTAATTATGCCACCTTCTGCACGAATAAACACATTTTTCACAGATTGCCCAGACTGATTGTAGATTGCTGAATCTACCCTCGAAGTCAAAGAAGGGCTTATTTCACCAAAAACAAAGTTGTTTAGCGGTATTCTAGTCCTCGCCATTAACTTCGCCTTTCAGTAATAAACCTCGAAGTAACTAGTTTACGTGTTGTTTGCTGCTGACTATCTAATGTTTTTGCTTGCTGAAGAAGCTGCCCACCCTTTGATTCAAGGATGGTTGATAGTTGCTCATCTCTTGCAATAGCAAGTGCAAATGAGCTTGCTAATGCAAACTGTAAAGCAGTTGTAAAGTAGGATGGGAAGTCTTGCTCTAAAGCGCGAAAACCATAATCAGCTATCAAAATATCATTGGTTGATGAATTGCTGAATACCTTATCGCCATAAACATTATATTCAATAATAGCATCGCTAACAGTAATAGCATGAAGCATAAGCATATCAGCAGGAAGTTGATGTGCGCGATCATATCTACCTGATGGAGCGTTAGTTAAAAGATTAAGCTGTGCTTGATTTGTAGCAAAACGCCATCTACTAGAACAAAGAGTTGTTCTTACAATATCTTCATAAACAGCATTAGCAACAATAGCCTCAGTGCTTGAAGCTGTAAAAGACGTTATAGGTTCAGCACCGATAAGTATCAATGCCCTTGATGCAATATCAATATCTGAATTAGCTACACTTGGCATTGCGTAATGGGGGGCCGCAGCCCCCCACTCCTATTAGTCGGTATCAGTTACAGTAATTGCTGTGCCATCTGAAATATCAACTACTGAACCAGTATTTGATAAGACAAGAGCTACACTCAATGTAGGCGCATCGCTATCTAAAACAAAGATAGCATCACCAACATTAAGCATATTAGCAGCATTATTAAAATAACCAGATACACGTACAGCAGTCATGGCATCTGTTGAATCATAGAACCAAAGGCTATGACCACCACCACCTGACATACGAGTAAGACCTGATGCAGAAAAAGCCATTCTCTTACTCCTTCTTAATTGTTATCAAGGACTTCATAGACACCGTTGTCATCAATAACAACAGCACCCATGGACATCATTGATGTTGCGAGGTGAGCAGCCTTCTCAGGCACATAGTTGATCTCTGTCTGAACATCAGAGTTGATGCCAAGACCAACAGCAGTTGAGTGATAAGCCATGTTCTTACCAGCTGTAATTGCTGATGTTGAGAAGATCTTAAAGCCTAAGAACTCTTTCATTGTCATGCCGCCAGCGAATGGCAGGTTCTGTTCGCCCACATAATCTGATGAGGCAAACTCATCAATGAGGAACAAATCTGCATATCCTTTTGGATGCATGGCAAGATAACGCTGACCATCTTCTGGAATGTTTGCAGTACCAAAGGTTTCAAACAATGAAAGAAGATCGGCTTTTTCAAGAGCAGAACCTGTGTCGTGGATCTGAGTTGAGTTTGCACCTGAATCCATTGCTGTATACAGGATCTCATCAGTCTTACGACCCAGAGCAGCAGCAGCTGATTGAGCCACAGCCTGACGCTCATCGATATTGGTTTTCAACTCATCCAGCTTATCAATATATTCTGGCGCATAGAAATCTTCCATAGTCGCCTCGACATTGGTATGCACGAGTTCCATTGGGGTTACGTTACCGTTACGAGATTTTGTGTTAGCTGATCCAGTACCAATCTTCTGGAAGCGAACAACATTGCCACGAACATTACCAGCGGTGCGAACAGTATTGCGGAGTTTAGAACCCATGCGCTGATATGCAAGGTGAACATCAATCTCGAACTGCTTGATAAAGGCTTGATCGATTGTATTAGCCATTACTCAGTCCTTTGTTAAAGTTTCACTACACCAACGGTTGTCCGTTTTATTCCTCATCCAGTTATCTCATATCGAGGCTGTCAGATTAAACAGGCCGTAATATTAACTCCATGCCACATCTAAACGACTATTGCAACGCACAAAACGTACACATTGATAACCATTTATAATTGTGAGCTTCTTTGCAAAAGAAAACCCAAGCCAAGTAAGCCATTTAATTGTCCTTTCATGGTCTACTGGCACAAGATTTTCTAGTATGTCATAGTCTAAAAGTAAGGAATCCATAATGTATTTTGTGGCTTTGCAAAAAGCTATAGGCTTTTCTTCGCATAAATGACTGCCTAATAACCATATGCAGCCACATAACAAATCTTCACGATCTGTCATATCTGACGTGCCAAACATAGCGCATGGCTCATCATCAATTAATATTGTCCATGTTTTGCCGTACTTATCACGCAGAGGTTCATGCAATGCTTTCCATGTAGAAACACCAGCAATCAAACACTCTCTTGCATCAGATGGCCTCAGTCGGTGTTGCAGATAGCCAGCATGCTCTACAGTAGCATCGACTATCTGCACACCTTCAACTGGACACTCAGCGATAAAGCTGTGAGAAACCTTCATCGACTTCTTTAACAAACGCAATATCTCTCTTTACAGGATTCCAGTAACGTGGGTCTTGCATCTTTGTACGCAAGTCATCTTCAGTAGTTCTAGCAGAAACTCCAGCATCGCCAGACACAGATGCATCTTTAACATTCTGCATTAGAAACTCCATCATCTCTATGCCTTTAGCAGATGTGCCAATGCCTAAGATAACATCTTCATATTCTGCTGGAAAAAACTTTTGGCTCCAAAGACTTACAGCTTCAATTCTAGCGTCTGCATTATCACCAAGGGCTTTTGTTTCAGCTTCAAGATCCGGCTGCATTGCTTCTAATGCATCATTAAACTGTTGAATACCATCCTCAAATTCTTCCTGACTGTAGCCATTTTCATATGCGTGGTTTGTCCACCATTGAAATAGAGAATTATCGACAGCCATTTCTTCATCTACAATTTCAGGCATGGCATAATCACCAGCTGTAGCAGGGCGGCTTGAGTACGCCTCCTGTTCCATCTGGCTGATTATTTCATTACGAAGGTCATCTTCACGCTTGCCTTTCCAAGATTCAAGCTCACCATAGGACTTTGCCATAGCCTCTGGTGATTCAAACTTCTCAGGCAACCATTCGGGTCGTGTGGATACAGGTGCTTCTGTAGCCTCTGCTACCTCCACATTGTCTGCTTCATCCATTTTTATCTACCTTTTCTGCATGTTTAATACGTCTTTCAATAAGACCTACGATATACCGCTGCCCTTCAAGATGCCGTAGTTCGGCATCACTTGCAGCTGGCCCAGTTACTGCTTCTATTGTTATAGAACGCAGATATTTTAAAACCTGCTCTCCACTAGGGCTTCTAAACAAAGACCTAATATTAAGAGAGATTTCATTATCTTCAGATATTTTCCGTGGGAAATTATCTATACCAATTCTATTGTTGGACATTCTCACTAGCCATCATCTGTTGCTGTTGTTGCTGCGCTTGCATTTGTTGCGCTGCTTGTATGAGTGCCTCACGATCCACTTTATCTCTTACCAGCGTATCAGGAACACCAAACTTTTTAGCTAAATGAACAGCTACATCTTCAGAGCTTACTAGGAGATTCAATACTTCAGGGCCAAACGTACCACCAACCAACTGCAAATATCTTGAGATTGCAGATATATCCTGATTCGCTTGCGCCTGTGCTAATGGAGATGTAGATCGAACTTTGATCTCTCTGCCATTAATAGTAGGCAACTCAATACGTCCCTGTTTTTTGAGGATATATACAACGCGTTGAAGTATTGGTTGCACCATTTCTGCTTGCAGACGACCAAAGGCAGATCCAATACGTCTCGACAAATCTGCCATGCGTTCTGCAACTTCTGTAGCTGACGCTGGTGTTTTGTTAGGATCACCAAGCATATCATTATACAAAGCGCGTTTGATATTATTACGCATATCACCAAGCACAAGATTGGCTACATCAAAGTTTCCAGCATTGCGTATTGGTTGCAAACCCTGAGAACCCATAGCTTTTGGGATAATTGTGCCGGGGACAAGATTGATTGTATCTGTATTGATAATACCATCATCATCCATCTGATAGATGCCTGAGATAGCCATCTGTGCATTTTCTAACACAAGCTCAATAGTAAGGTTTGTTGTCTTAATAGCAGACAACGCATTGATTAGAGGGCCACGTCCATAAATCTCACCACTAGCTTTTGACCAGCGGAAACATACAAATGGATTAGAGCCTGTGCCTGAGAACTGATCCTGCTGGATAATTTCTTTATCAGGAATATTAATAACAAAGAAATCAAACAAATCTTGATTAGGCTTTGAATAGTTACGGCATACAATCTCAACAATATCAACCTTAGCATCAGGGTTTGTTGTTATCGATCTTTGCGTTTTTTCTCCAATATTTCCCTTTGGATAAGCGATAGGGATCTCTTCATACTTAAGAGAACGTTGGCGATATACATGGTCAATCTTATCATCCGGGCCTGTATCAAGATATACACTCGGTAATGGAATAGCATTGAAGCGTACTGGATTAACTGCATCACCTTCTTCAACAAGCAAGATGCCTGTACCGACAGCCAAGTCCATAAATGATTCATGCACTTCTTGCCCAAAATTAGAGTTTTGGATAATCTCGAAAACATAATCCGTCACCTGATCTAAGCTGTTGTTAATTTCATCCTGACTTTGGTTTGGCACTTCACTGCCAGCAAGCAAGTCAGCCCAACGTGCAAAGTTAGGAACAAGACCAGATTGAAGGCGTGACGCAAACTCTTGCACACCAACAACAGCTGTTTCATCAAAGATCTTGTCATCTCTACGCTGCCCCGGAGATTCATAAAAGAAGCTCTGACGCATTGGCATTGCGTATTCATAACATTCTTCAAATAAAGATTCAAAAAGCACTCTGTTAGTTTTTGCTTTCTGAAATTTTTCTAACATTCTGAGTGCTGATTTTTCCATTAGACTGTCTCATCAAGGTAGCCAACGCCACCAGCTTGACTTGTTATTAAAGATCTTTGACCTGCGCCGCCTCTTTTTCTGCGTCTAATCTGATCTTGCAATCTTTTTTGACGCTCTTCTTTCTGCTTTGATTCCTCTTCAGCCATCATTTCTTTTTGAAGAATATCTTTTTCTTCTTCTTCATCTTTAGCTGCTTGTGGCTTTGGCGGTGGCTTTGGCTTGCTAACACCTGTTAACGCTCTAGTAATCTTAACGATAGGCTTCATTATTGATGAAGTACACATATCTTGCTCCTTACATTCTTGCCCAAAGACCTTGACGCTTTTGTTTTGGCTTCCTGCTAAATACGTCAAACTCCATCTTTGCTTGAAAAGGTTTAGAAATATTTGACATGTTTGACAAGATATTTCTACCTTCGCCAGCACCCATCATTAAATACTGCAATGCATCATGTATATGTGAAAAGTGGTTCTTTTCAGGCTTGTCATCAAACCTTTCACCAGATACCTGCATACGTTTATACTGATACCCACCCTCAAAACCTTTGATGAGTGTACGGCATCTTGGATCAATTAGAAAGCCTGACTGTCCTTCAACCATTCTATTAAGGGGTGCGTTGACAGCTTCAAGGCGCAAGGACACATCATTTGAATGTGCTGGTCTTGCTTTCAAGCCACAGCCACGCAGTATCTGAAAAGGTGTTGATTCATCAGTTTGTGCGCGGAAGTCGCCAGCTGGATCTCCAATTATATTTATCTCACAATCAGCATAACGAGACGCTATTTCAACACGAAGCACCTCACTAAACCTTACAATACCCATATCAAAAGCAACAACTTCTTGCAGTATGAGCCATCTACCTCGAACCTTTTGCCCAAACACAGCAGCTGGTGTAAGTCCAAAGTCAACGCCTACAAATACAGGCATGCCAGAGGCAGTGGGTATTTCCTCTTTTGCAATATGTACATCTGGCGCGAACATAGAATATACAGGCTTGCCATCCTGTATTGCACCTAGCTTGTTCATTACATAAACGTCTATCCAGCTTTTTGTTTTACCTTGTACAATGTTTGGATAGTAATCAGTACGCATGTTGTTTTTGTTCTCAGCTACATCATTAGGCAAATACTCAAGCACATTGCCATCCTGATCTTTGCTTTCAACCATGCCAGAAGGTTGTGTAAAGAATAGCCAGTTGTCTGGCCTTACTAACATCTTAGCTTCTTCTTTTGGAATATGATCTGGTATCGGCACTTCGCCTGACATAATAGGCCACCAATGATCTTCCTCTGGTGCATTGGTATCTGCAATCACGCCTGTCCATGTACAACCGCCATCTTTCATAGAAGGAAAGCGACCAACGCGCATAGTGCATGCATCGATAATAGACTTGGGTATCTCCCTAGCCTCATTGATCCAGATGCCAGTTAACTCAAGGGAGAGAAGTTTCTTCACATCTTCTGGACGGTCGAGGGCTAGGAAGATTACTTCGAGTTCCAGATCACCTTGTTTAATCCAGTGTGTATATGGAACTGACCATAAGAACTTTCCCCATTCAGCTTCGGGGAACCAGTCAAGCCATGTCTTGATGGTGGTTGTTCTTAGCTGTGGATTAGTATTACGGATAATAGCCCAGCGGCTGCGCCGCTTGCCATCTTGTCCTTTTTGTTGTTGTAAGGCTCTGCGGAATATCTCAACGCAACAGCCAACGGATTTACCAGAGCCTACTGGCCCACGTAGGCCACGAAAGAAACTATCATCTTTCATAAATGATTTAAGAACATCACCGTCTGGTTTGTACTTAAACTTGGTCAACCTTTTGATCCCTGCCAAACTTTATCATGCGTTCAATAGTTTCCGGCCCTATAGAAGCTATTAGTTTGTCTGCTTCATAGTCGGTGCAAAACTCTTTAGGATGGTGAACAAGGTGGACTTTCTTCACCACTCTACGCAAAACTTCACGTTCTTCTATCTTCAATGTATGAAGAAAACTCATCTGTACCTCTTGGCTATACGCCTTGCAGCTTTGGGCTGCTTTGAAAACTGTTTGCCTTTGGCAGTATCTTCACGTTTCTTTTTGCTACTAGCAGCATACTGTGCGCTACTCATAGCCTTGATGGCAGCTGAAGGCAGGTATCTTTCGCCTGTAGCCTTTGGGCCTTGCGTTGATGGCTTGCCAGATTTGGTACGCCACTTCTGACCTGTCCATCTCATCAAGGATGTTTGCGATGGCGCACGTGCCATTACGATGTATATCCCCCACCTTTGGCTTTATAGGCTTTAGCAAGCATCTGCGCTTTACGCGCAGACCATTGCCCCGGACTGCCGCCTTTGCCACCAGCCTTTATACGCTGGAACAAACGCTTACGCATGCCGGGCTTTGTATAGTTACCAGCTGCATTGACTGCCATGGTTAGGCCTTACCTGCTTTCGACTTCATAATTTTTTTCTTTAATGCTTCTGGCAAAGTTTTTTGCTTTGCACTTAGCATTGACTTCTTCGGTGGACGACCTTTCTTTGAACCGTAAGTCCCTTTTCCCATAGGCATAGCGATCTCCTTACATTGGGTCTATCAAACTTCTTGTTTTACTTTTGCTGCCTGTACCAGACATTATCATGCCTGTAGGCTGCACCTTTTTCTTTTTCTTTTTTTGAAGATTAGATTGTGTTTTGGTAGACAGTGTTGCTTTTGCAACAGGCGCATCAGGCGCATCAGGCAATGAAGAATACTTAGAAAGTGCAGCAGCTTGCATAAATTTTTTTAGAGCTGTACGCGATTGTGGATCCGAAAGTAATTTACTAAACATTATGCTTTACCTTTCTTAGCCTTGTTTCTTCTGCTAATGGCTCTGGCTTTTGCTTTTGCATCGGCTTTAGAAGATGCACCCCACGCTCTCAAAGATAATAACAAACGTGTTGGTCTGCCTTTGCTATCTTTTTCCGGCCCCTTCATATTACCCATTCTTGCTAGGAAACTAGCTCGTCTTGGGTTGTCGCCTGACTTTACTGGTGCTTTGAGTGTTCCGCCTGTTTGCGCTTTGTAAGATGCGCGACCTCTGG